TTACAGAGATAGATGCACTTGCAAAGTCATATATCAATGCAACACAAATGATTGGTAAAGATAAAGTTGCTGTACCTAACAAGAACTCAACAGACGATCAATGGAATGAAGTGTATGATAAACTAGGTAGACCTGAGTCTGCAGAAAAATATACTTTAAATGTTAAATCAGATGTTGTGCCTATAGAAGATACTGCAATTAAACAGTTTGCAGAAAATGCTCATAAGCTAGGTTTAAATAATAAACAAGCTCAAGGTATTTTAGAGTTCTATAAAACAAATATGGAAGGTGTAGCTCAACAAGCTAAAGTTGATACCCAAACTGCTCAAGCTCAATCCGAGCAACTGTTAAGACAAGAGTGGGGTAGAGACTTTGAACCTAATGTTAAAAAAGCTGGAGCATTAGCAAAAGCTAATATGAATCCAGAAATATTAGACATGACTTTATCTAATGGAACTAGACTTGGCGATCATCCTGAAGTAATAAAAGGTTTTGCAAAGATTGCTAACATGATGTCTGAAGATAAAATGGTTACTACAGAAAGCGAAAACGTAAGTAATGTAGGAGATATTGAGTCAGAAATATCTGAAATTACTAATAATCGTGAAGGACCTTATTGGAATAAACAACACCCTGACCATGATAAAATGGTACAGCAAGTTTATACATTAAGAGAAATGTTAAATAGCAAATAATTTTAATCCCTTGTATTTTTTCTTAAATTAATATAAGGGATTATTACTAGGACAATTCGTAAGAACCCTAATGACAACAGGAAAGACTGTGTTCTAACAGAACTAAAATGCAAGAATTGCCTGTCAATTTGACGGAGAACCTTTCTGTTTAACTTAACAATAACAATAAAATGGAGAGACAATTATGTCATCAAATATAACTACAGCTTTTGTACAGCAGTATTCTGCTAACGTACAAATGCTATCTCAACAAATGGGATCGTTATTAAGAGACAAAGTCAGACTTGAAAGTGTTGTAGGAAAAAATGCTTTCTTTGATCAGGTTGGCTCAGTAACTGCAGTTGAAAAAACTAGCAGACATTCAGACACTCCGCAAATTGATACACCTCACGCAAGAAGAAGAGTATCATTAGCTGATTATGAATTTGCTGATTTAATCGATCAACAAGACAAAGTAAGACTCTTAATAGACCCGACTTCATCTTATGCTCAAGCCGCTGCTATGGCAATGGGAAGAGCTATGGATGATGTGATCATATCTGCTGCACTAGGTACTGCGTTTACTGGTGAGACAGGATCAACAAGCACAGCTAATGCGAATCAAATCGTACATGGTTCTGCTGGTTTAACTATTGCAAAATTAAGAACTGCAAAACAGACTCTTGATTTAGGTAGTGTAGATCCTTCTATACCAAGACACATCATAGTATCTCCTAGGCAGATTAATGATCTATTAGGAACAACTGAGGTAACAAGTTCAGACTTCAACACAGTCAAAGCATTGGCTAATGGTGAAGTAAACTCATTCCTTGGTTTTAACTTCATTGTATCAAACAGACTTGCAAAATCTAGCACAACTAGATCTTGTATAGCTTACGCACAAGATGGTATTGCACTAGGAGTTGGTAAAGATGTTAATGCAAGAATAGACGAAAGAGCAGACAAATCGTATGCTACTCAAGTTTACTACTGCAT